GGTCTTTGCCCATGACTGACATGCCAAAGTTGCTCATCAGAGCGTTTTGATTCGAGAGGGTGTTCTGAAATTGCTGCTGAGCGGCATCATTGCCAAGCCCAAGGGTCTGGCCCAGGTCATCCATTTTCAGGATTCTCAGGTTAGCCAGGAATGTTAAACCGGCAATGTTGGCGCTGGTATTGTCGCGTTTCTTGAGCTCTTCAAAGACCGCTTCCATCTTGGACGCGCCCCAGTAGCTTTCAGCCTGGAACTCCCAGTTGGGCAGGTCGTCGCCGGTAAAGCGAACAACACGGGAATGATGCACCCTGTATGAGCCATTGCCTTCAGCAGGCGCTTGAAGTGATGCAGGATTATAAAAACAATAGTATTCAGGCAGGCCGATTTCTGGGTTTCCGAGTTCTGAAACTAGCTCAGTTTGCGGGAAAATGCCCTGCCACCGGTCAACGATGAGCAGCCCTTTGAAGTCGCCGGGCATGATCGAATCATAGTCTAAGGGCTCGCCTAACTGGTCCTCCTGCCCTTCCAGCAAGATTAAACCGGCTGCCCCACCATAGAGCCTGCCCAGTTTTAATCCTTTCAATATGGAGCGTTTTAGGCTGGTCTGGCGCTCAAGCTTTTTCAGCTTGTCCAGTTCTTCGGGCGATATGTCGGCGTTGTACGTGAGCCAGTTCTTGCACATGGCCTTGGGGATTACGTCAATGATGCGCCGTACTATCCAGTTGCCGCGATACATAGCATTGAGCAGATTGTAATTTTGCGTCATGCGGTTCATGACGTAGGTCGAGCCTTCCATAAGGCTTGTGGTTCCAATGCCGGTGCGTGCCAGGAAGTTCTGGAAGGCGTCCAAGGTAACAACGCCTTGAACGGCCTTTTGCAAGGCTTGCGAGGAGGTCTTCTGGCGCTGTACTTTGGTGCGTTTGGACATGGTGATTCCTTACATTCGGCTCAGCGAGACGCAATGATTGCAGTAGCGTAGGATGCTATATTTGGGCCTAAAGTATCTGCGGCACTTCTGACATTGCTTTGCCAAGCCCAGGAAGGCTAATAGCTTTTGCCACATGGTTAATCCTTTTTAACGGTTGGCCGGAAAAGAGAGGCAAACCAGGAAATAAGAGAGCTTATGGCTACAAATTGCCAGAAACCAAGTTCGGGAGCGCCAAGGGGAACGAGCGCGTAGTTGTAAAGATAGAAGAGAACGTAATCAAGACATGCGCTAGGCAATCAAATAACTTATCTTTTGACATTTTTATCACCTCAACCTTATTCCAAGTAAGAAAAAGCCGGTCCAGCTATTGCTGCATTTCGGCCAGAGTCATTTTCTGCAACCAGCTCGCCATCCTTAGTCCAGAGTTGGTAAATAGTTCTAAACGGATCGGATTCTGTCCCGGTGCCGCGTTTAAATTTGCAAGCAATCAGCTCAACTAATTTTGCCAAGTTTTCACCCTCAACCTTGTCTATCGAAAACGGTCGTTTATGAGAGAGCATGCGAGCTCACCCGAAATGGATCAGTTTTTGCCCTGCTGATCTCTCAAAACTGTCTCTTGCTTGCTGATCTCTCGAATGGTATGATTTTAATGAGTTATGAGAGATGGATCTTAAAAATGAAAATGATTTGCTGGTATTCGGATGGTGCCGCTTCAGCAGTTGCTTCAAAATTGATGGTTGACCAGGGCAATGATTGCCGGATTATCAAAACCGAAACTAATAGCGAGCATCCTGATAACGCCCGTTTTCAATTGGATTTTGAGCGCTGGGTAGGGCAGAAAGTGGAGCTGCTGCACAATGGCAAGTATCACGATGTAGATGATTGTGTAGAGAAGACTCGCTTTCTTCGTGGGCCAAAGGGTGCCAGATGCACCACTGAGCTTAAGAAGAAGGTGCGCTTTCAGCTTGGCGAGCTGGATAAAGTTCATGTTTTCGGCTATACCGCAGACTTAAAGGACTCCGAGAGGGCTTTCAAGCTTCAGAAAGCAAACCCTGAATATAAAATGCAGTTCCCGCTAGTTGAGCAGGGAATAAAGAAATCAGACTGCTTAAATATCATTCGCAAGGCGGGTATTGAGATACCGGCAATGTACAAGCTTGGATTCCCAAATAACAACTGTATTGGCTGTCTTAAATCTGAAAGCTCAGATTACTGGCTAGCAATTAAGAAATATTTCCCGGAGGTGTTCAAGAAGAGGGCGCAACAGGAACGAGAGCTTGGCTTTGCCCTTGTGAGAATCAGTGAAAAGCCTGTTTTCCTAGATGAGTTAGAAGCGTATTTGACAAACAGAGGAGTCGTTCCCGGCCAATTAAAACTAGTTATCCCGTCAATGAATTGTGATTTTTTATGTGGAGGAGTAGCAGTATGAATCAGACCATTAAAGCCTTAAAATTCACACCGGAATTTGAACAAGCCGTACTTGAGAAAAAGAAATCAGAGACTCGCAGACCGCTAATTGAAATACTTGAGCTTTCACCTAAAACCGTCGGGCCTATTACTGAGTTCAAGCCAAGTGACACTCGGGGCTATGACTGGTCATTTCGCAGGCCCGATATGGGATGGTGTGATGTAAAGACTAGCGAGCTTCTGTCAGTCTGCCCTTACGGCTCTATCGGTCGCTGGTTCCCTGTCGGCAGCAGCACGCAGCAAATCACCGGCATCCGCATTGAGCGCATCCAGGACATCACCAAAGAGGGCGCGATTGCTGAGGGGATAAGCGTTTTGAATTTGCAGGATGCGGACGATCCTAGCGCTTGGTGGCAGTCCTCGCCCGGTCAGCATCAGGCAAGAACGCCGGTTAAAAGCTTTAGGTTGCTCTGGGAGTCCCTCTACCCTGGCTCCTGGGAGCGCAACGACTGGGTCTGGGTCATTCAGTTCGCGGAGGTGGCGTGATGCCTAAAGACATCGAAAGCTACAAGCAGGACATTGTGGATGCTGCCGTTGCCTGGCAGGAATCCCATCCGGGCTATCCTGGCGAGAAGGACGCGAATCACACAAATATGCTGTCGGGTTACTTGTATGACCGGGTGCGGCGCTACAAGGCCGCAGCCCTTAAGGAGGGGGTTATCATATGGTCATGAACGAGGCTGAAATAAACGCCAATACGCTAGCGCGGGAAACTATGAACGAGCTGTGCAAGCACGACGAGCCTTTGTTTGCTAGCTATCATGCAAAATGTCAGGTGGTGCAGGCTTTCGCAGCGACGATCCTGAAAGCTACTACTAACCAGCCGGACGCTGTAGCTACGCCGCAGGTAGTGTCTAGTGTAGATGCATTTGCCGAGGAGGCTATTGCCCAGTTTAGCTCATGGTGGGCGATGAACCAGGAAGTCACAAAGCTAGATGCTTACAACGAGTTGAAGCTGATTATCATGGCAACGCTAACGAATGCACGCGGGCAGCTCCGTGAGGTCTGGTACAAGGAGCTGCGCGAGAAAGAGCAGCGGATCATGCAGCTGGAGCGGTCATTAGAAAATATTCGAGAATTTGCAGTTGAAATTGGGGAATCTGAGCACTCATACGTGGCGCAGCAGTGCGCCAAAAATATCCGGCGGGAATGCAGCGAGATTCTAGTGCCAGGCAAGAGCATCAAGCAGAAAGGCGGTGCATGATGACTGACCAGTGGTGCAGCTGCCGCGTCGTAGAGCCGCGCATCTTTCAGCAAGGCGACCTGCTCATCTGCCTGCATTGTCACGAAAAGAAGGTGCTGACGCCTCCGGCAAGCCTTCAATGGGCAAAACTGAAGAGGCAAGCGTTAGAGCTGGGGCGGTCAAAGTATAAATCGATGTCTAAGGACGCCTTGGTAAGCCTGCTGTTAAGTCGGGATGAGCTGCTATTCGACAAGTGGAACGCACCGCTTGGCACCGTCGAGCGCCAGAAGGAGATGCAGAAGGAAATCACGGCGCATATACCCTATATTTTAGTGAAGGAAGGTGGCAAATAGTGGAGCGCGACCCGGAAAGAATTGATCCCATCATTGAAAACCTGCGAGCACTCTGGAAAAAATACCCGCAACAGCGGCTCACTCAGTTGATAGTGAATTACCTTGGCGATTTAGGGCAGGTGCCTGGTTTCTATCACCAGGAGGACCATATCACAGCCTTGAAAATCAAGAGAGAAAAGGAGCGCCTATAATGCTAGTAGGCTACGCCCGCGTCAGCACGCAGGAGCAGGACCCAGCGTTGCAGCTGGACGCCCTGAAAAAAGCAGGCTGCGAGAAAATCTTTGTTGAGAAAGCCAGCGGCGCTCAGCGTGACCGACCAGAGCTGATGGCAGCACTGGAGTTCATCCGCGAAGGCGACACGCTGGTCGTCTGGAAGCTTGACCGGCTGGCCCGGTCAATGAAACAGTTGGTTGAGACCGTAGAGGGCATGGAAGCCAAAGGCATAGGCTTTCGCTCGCTGACGGAGGCCATGGACACGACTACGCCGGGCGGGAAATTGATTTTCCACATCTTCTCCGCACTTGCGGAGTTTGAGCGCGGGATTATCAAGGAGCGGACGGCGGCTGGACTAGCTGCGGCCAGGGCGAGAGGCAAGACTGGAGGACGGCCAGCAAAAATGCATCCTGCTGACATTGCAGCTGCCAAGGCTCTTCTGTTACAGCGGGCAGCGGGTCATGATGTCGCTGCCAGTAATGCTGGAATGATTGCATATATGTTCTCCGTGGCTGAGGTGGCCGCCCGTGTTGGTGTTTCTGAGGGCACGCTGTACCGGCATATTCCAGGTGGGCGCAGTGCGTTGGAGGAGTAACCCAGAGCGCCGCTAGGATGGATCATGGCTTTGGCTTGTCACGGCCTAGGCTCCCCACCCTGCGGCTAGGCGGTGCGCACCGCCATCTGGGCAGCTAGCTTTGAATGTTTGGCCCTTTACGGTACTTATTACCGGTCCTGGAGCCCTTGGCGTATTCCTCGCAAACCTCCAGGACGCGCATGGCATCATAGACCTCAAGGCCCTTGATGTTACTGAGCACCGTTTTCATCTTTTTTAAAAAGTCTTTTTTGTTCATCCTGCGAACTCGTTGCAGGCATCGAGCAGCTCAATGATGTCAGAAGCTGACATTGCAGGCTCAGCGCGGCGAATGATTCTCTTGATTTGCGCCAGGAAAGCCTTGTGCTGTTCTTCTTTGGCTACTCTGGGGTCCATGTTAACTTTAACAGTGCCGCTCATTGAGCCTGTCAGGGCTTGGAGGATAGGGCTGCTAGTGACTGGCCCTAAATCAGTTGTCTTTTTGGACTGCCCAGGTCCAATGTATTCATAGTTTTCAGCCTTTTGCAGATAAGGGCGATCCTCCTCAGGCTCTTTGTCCGCCTGGCTCACGAAGTCAGAAATGCGCGGCTCCTCGCTGGTTTCAGACTTGGATCGCTTGGCCCGATAGCCAGAGCAATCACGACACAGGCAATAACTAATGCCAACCAGTTTTCTGGAACAATCAGGAAAATCACTCATACCATCAACCTCCGCATATTAAACATCGTCTTAATCCAGTACCGGATAGCATCCATGGCGTGGTCGTTCGACTTAACCGGCTGCTCTTTGCCGTTCTCGGCGCTTTTGCTATCCCAAATATAAGAGCCCACCTCGCGCAAGAAGTTCTTGCAGCTTGAGTGGACGAGTAAAATCTTTTGTTGAATGAGCGTTGAGGTCGAGCTGATGCCGTTTAAAACGTCATTGTCGGCCTCTTTGACTATGTACCCCCGCTTGCGTAGCTCAGCGCGGAAGCTGGCGGCGCTGGGGTCCATGATGACAAAGCGGATTCGGCCAGGGCCTCCGGTGAATGTGTCGAAGTCATCAGCGTACTGGCTGTCGGTCTTCTGCCGACCGGCTTTCTTGGAATCGTAGTAATACTCGCGAACTACTAGAATCTTATCGCCGCTGTCCCGCACGTCCAGGAAGACCATCGGGTTTACGGTGCCGTAATCGACCGCTATGTCTCTTGATGCCTTCTCGAATATGCCCAGATTGATTGGCAGCGCGGTGTAGACGTTCTCGTCTTCCCACATGTCAAAGATGGAGCCTTCGCCCATCACCCAGAGGCCCAGGATCATCCGCTTATAGAACAGCCCAGCATAGGCTTTGGTGATAAAATCCAGGTATTCTTGGTCTAGGTTGGGATTGTCTTCGAGGAGGTAGTGGATAACCCGCACCATGCCAGACGATAGCTTCTTCTCGTCGGTCATATAATCGCGGTACAGGTAGTGGCTGGGGGTGTCAGGGTTGCAGGTTACATAAAGCTTGGCTCCCTTTACGCTCATACGGTTTAAAAGCTGCTTGAAAAACTCTTCGGGGAGTAGCGTGCCCTCGTCAGAGTAAACGCCTGCCAGGGTCTTTCCTCGCAGGTACTTCTCAGCGCCTTTGTCCTTGGCACCCATCACCTTGATGTGGCGGCCAAATAGCTTTAAGTCGCCAGTCTGGCGGTTGTAGCGGTAGTTTCGCTCGCCTACGGTGTCGAATAGATCCCGCAGAACATTGTCGTATACCGTGTCTTTGCTGACCCCAGTCATCAACAGCAGGCCCTTTGGCCCCTCTTTGACGTACCGCAGCCACTTCGGGATCATTGTGATGGTTTTAGAGCTTCGTACAGAGCCTTCCAGAACGTTTATCCTGGCGTCGTCGGCTATGTCCTGGTCCAGAAAATCTTGAGATTTCTGGCCGAAAACTGCCCATTCCACTACTTGTCGCCCTGTTTTTTGTTCTTCCCTTGCTTCAGAACGTTAATGAGCTCGTCCAGGCTGCCGTGGTCTTCATCGCCGCGATTAGATTCGGGCTCTTTCCACTGGGCCTGGGTCTTAAGCCAAAATATGGTCATCGCCGTATTCTTGCCAGACATGGCCATTTTGAACGCAGCCTGCGTTACCTGGGCGATGGCGCTGGGCCTGCCCGCATCAATTTCTTTTTTGCAGCGTTTATACAGCGTGTCGCGAGACACCTCCATAACCACGGCCACCTGCTCGCATGTCAGGCCAAAGCCAATCAGCGTGCGGACTTTCTTCTTGTCCTCGTCGGTGGGCTCCCACTTTTTCCCCCTGGGCATTAGATCTCAATGCCGTTGCGCTTTATTGGGAGGCTTGGGAATAGCTTGCGCATGCGCGCCACGATGACGTCGCAGTAGTTTGGGCTCAGCTCCATCAGGCAAGCGCGACGGCCTTGCAGCTGGGCAGCAACCATAGTGCTGCCGGAGCCGCCGAATAGGTCAAGCACCAGGTCGCCTTCTTTGCTGCTGTTTTCCAGAGCATTTGAAACTAGGTCGACAGGCTTTGGCGTGGTGTGGCCATCCACTCGTTCTTTACCATATTCCCAGACAGAGGTTTGCTTTCGGTCAGCATAGAAAACGTGCTTTCCTGGGAACCAACCGTAAAAACAGGGCTCATGCTTAGATTGGTAATCGGTCTGAGGTAACACCAGCGCTGGTTTAACCCAGATTATCATGCTGCTAAAATGGCAATACTTGCGGAAAACGCTGTGAAATATATCGGCGCACCGGTCAGAGTGAAACATGTAAATAGGCGCACCCTCTTTAGCGAGAGTAAGACAGTTGGATAAAGACATGTCGAGCAGCGCTTCCAGGCCATCCCTGTCATCGTTATGAATGCCCTTGTAGTCAACGCCATAAGGAGGGTCAGTAAATACCATATCGGCCTTCTTGCCGTCGAGCAGCGCTTCCAGGCCATCAATCATTGTAGAGTCGCCGCACATAAGTCTGTGCGCCCCAATTTCGTAAAGATCGCCATCAAGAGTAAATGCGTCCTTGGGAACTGGAGGTGTTGCATCTGGATCAGCCGCAGGGGGCAGTATAGTCACGATGTCGGTCAGTTTAATATCTGGAAAGCTAATCTCAGCCATCAACTCGCTCATATCGAGGTCCAGCACAAATTCGTTGTAGCTAGCCTGGCTGACGCGCCCGTGCTCGCTGGAAGCTTGCAGCACAAGGGCTTTAGCCTCTTGCATGTTGGCCGCCTGAATCTCGACAATCGGCAAGTCAGGGATGACATAGCCGTCAGATTCCAGCGCAGCCAGCGCCTCCATGCGCCCAGCGCCGTCGATAATATACAGGTGGTCCGCCCAGATATAAACTGGAAAGTTAAAGCCACGATTGACCATAGCAGCCTTGAGCGGCTTAATGTCCCGGCCTTCAGCGACCTTGAGCGTGTTGCGTTCATAGCCCTTGAGGACAGCCCAGGGCAGGGTATTATTCCCAGCGACGTTAACACTGATTGTTTTTATAGTGTCTGTACTTGCCATTTCAACACCCTTAGAGCTTCTCTGTGTCTTGGTTTCCGGTTTTGTCGAGTTTCCGACAACTCGACAAAATGTTTCTGGTTTTGTCGAGTTTTTTGTCGAGTTTTTAACTTCCCAGCCGCTCAAATAGGCTTTATCACGTACCTGTTTGGACGTCAGGGCATAATCTGCTGCAATTTTTGCAGGCTTTTCGCCGGACTCGTAGCGCAGCCTAATTTCTGGCCAGCTAATTTTTTTCATCCTAAATACCAGCCAGCGCCAAGTGCTCTGTCGTGACCGGTAGGATCTGAAAATCTGCACTCTTTTAAAACGTTGGATTGCCTTGTCTTGCCTTCTTTTCGGCCTCTAGTGGCTGCAATCATTCGTTCCTTTGGCCACAGACAAAATTCAGGCTCATATAGTGGTGGCTGTTCAGGATTCATCAGGTTCAAAGTCCAAATTTTTCATAAAATCAAGCACTTCGGCTTCCTGTGTCTTGCAATAGCCGATGGTGGTTTTAATATCTGAGTGGCCGCAGGAAATTTTTAGGTAAT